TGGTAAAACAACCCAAATGCTGACTATCTCAGACTAACCATCAAAAATTGATAACACAACCTCCTTCGGCAAAAGGATGGAAGGGTCATAATTCATGATAATCTGGACTAGTCTGGGATACCAAGTCGATTTGCAATAAAGCAATTGGTATGACCTAAGAGTGTCAACAGCGAGTTCATCCTCAAGGTATAAAAGCTTGCAAAGATGTTTAGAACCATAAACTGGCTCAAACATTGAATTGCCCCATTTAAAACCACAGAACTCATTGCGTTCACAACCCTTAATAATAAAACCGAACTTCTCAAAAAGCGCGAGTTTATTAGCAGACAAAGGAGCTTGTCTCATCGTATCATCACCCATAGCGGTAACCTCGGAAAGAGGCTCACCAGCTTCAAATGATAACGTGAAGTCAAGCAACAGCTGCATCATAGTATTGCCTAAGATTGTCAAAAACGACCCAGATTTCATCAGCCCAGAGACTAGTTGTTTAAATCGAAAACCGTTTGAACAAACAAACGTGGGATCGACAAACAACGAAGAAAATCGCCATCGTGCAAGATCGGCCCATGTTCCAAAAGCAGACTCAGAATCAGTCACCAAATTGATTCTGATTACCTCCAAAAAGTCTTCAATGAGCCACAACGGGACCGTGTAGTCCCATGCAGTCATATCATACCCATAGCACTGATAAGGAAGAAGTCGCCAACCACCATATAAAGGAGTCCAACCTATCATTGAACCACCAATCTGATAATTGGTTAGAACTTTATCGAAGAATGGACCAAAGATCATCCTATCAATGAGTGAATCAATCAAAGAAACAGATGAAATTAGTCTAAATCTTCCTTCTTCTATCTTAGCCATTTTATGGGGCTCCTGCTTTATAAACAACCTAATGGGATCAGCCGTTTTATTCTCCAGTTTGTCAATCACACATTGATAGATAAATTCAAATCTATCTTCGCGCAATTCACCCTTAGAGAACAGAAGATCACCATTAGTCGGCGCAATCCTCATTAGAGGAAGGCCAGGGCTCGCTCGTCGGTCAACATGCTCCAAGATTTCACGTCTCAATTGGTCCCGACTGAACCAATCTGAGGGCATCGTGAAACCCAATCCAAGAAATTTTCGTCCAAAGGCTCTAATGGCGTCTACCCTTGACTGGTAGAACGGCTTTGGTCGGCACCTGTCACAGACGACGTATTTGTCGTAGTGGACGAAGGTACTCTTGACCTCAGCTGCGCCATTGCGCGCTGGATACGAGTAATTTCGGCAGCTTGCCTTCTCGTCTTCTCCAAAGATTGCTGCAATCTTCGCGTTAATTCGCTGTTTGCGTTTGGAGATTGGGAGGGGTCGGTCTGGCTTAAGGATGGTAAACTTTGCGGTGCCGCATTGCTGACATCGCGGCGGTTGCGAAAATCCTGAACGGCTTCATCAATAGAGTCAAATCTCGTCTCATAATCTCTGAAACGAGGCTCCAGCAATTCAGCCATGGCTTCCTTAACCGCTGTCTTCACATCACCTCCACCGAATCCGAGTTGTTGGTTCACCAAGCTACGTAGGGAGTCTAATTGTTGTTGAGTGAGCTCAACACCGGTGGCCGTGATCCTAGCCAAACGCGTCTGATATTCATCTTCAGCAATTTCGCCCAGATCTTTGACCTTTTGTTTGGTCAAATTAAGCTTTGGTCTTTCACCCACAACGACGAACTTATCGATTTCGGTTTTAGCATGATCTATTTTGCCTTGTAGTTTTCCAAGCTCATTTCTTTCATCAGCGTTCAAAACACGACCTTCACGAGCCGCACCATCATTTATTGCTTTTGACAAATCATAATAGTGGTCTAGTTTAGTCTCCCAGTAACCCTTGTCCCTCTTGCGAGAAACATTAGGTACCGAGTAAGACTTGGTCATGGACGGCGCTGGCAAATCAAATTGAACCCGTTTAGGGGCTTGAGTCGATCCATGGGATGAGCCATGAGATCTTCCTAGAACAATATCCTCATCATCCGAATTACCCGCTGAGCGGAAACCTTTGACTCTAGTGCGTTTGCGACTAGGTTCATCAGTTACCCACTTACCAGTTCGAGCATTACGGTAGAGAATGGCGTCCTCAATCTGAATTGACTCGACATCAGGCTCATCATAAGAAATGTCAAACATATTCTCAGATGAAATTCCCTCAGCCTCGAAAATCAAGAACTTTGAATCACTGACATTCAACAGACCTTCCAAAAACGACAAATAGTAACCACCATTTATCTCGGGTCCAATATTTCCAATGTGCATTCCTACACATTGACCAGCCTGCATATAAGCTGCACCAGAGAAACCAGCCAAAGTATTTGCGTCAATAAACACAACATTTGGCGATTTACCCTGGCGATATGAACCAAAGTTGGTTTCACCAAGAGCCGTAATCGTTATCTGTCCGCGAGTGTCATAGCAAACTGAAGCCTTACGTGCGCCCAAACGAGCCCACTTATTGGTTCCAAGTTTACAGGCAGAAACATCAGTATAAACTTCCAAAAATCGATCACAATCTATGTCGATTGCGCCGGTCTGTCCCACGATGTGAATTTGATTGGATCCCCGTGATTTAGCTGATGTCAACACATGTGTTGGAACAACAATAAAATCCGAGATTCTCAGGCATTGTCCGATGATAGAGTTAAAGGCTCCAGTTGTCTGAACCTTCATTTGACATGAAGGAGCAGTTCCACAACCTTCCACCTTTTCCCGTTGGACGATTGATTCCAAGACCAAAAATTTCTGGGTTACGTAATAGTTGAGGACTCGACAATACCAACCGTATGTTCCGAGACCAACTCGGACACACATCTTGGTCGCGAAAACCATAAACCGCACGCCAGACCAAACCATTCCGATCCAAGCCACATAACCCAAATAGGGCTGCGGATTTCGAATCATCAATCCAGTATCCTCGGCAAAAATCCAAATCCAAAAATCCAAGCACCATTGCTGGACGACCGGGTAAATAAGGCCATATCCAAGGAAAAGACCTTGGCAGAAAACACATATAGTTGACAAGATGCCAACTGTATACATGATAATTTCTTTGAAACTAAGTTTTTCCATTGTAAAAATTTAGATTCT